AGATGCAGAATGGTCATCTTGTTGCACCAAATGTCGCGGGAGCGTTCATCGTGGTGATTGCTGGAATGTTGAGCTTCGCGTTGCTGGAGGGATAAGTGGCGGTAGTCTTTTCTAAGTTGGGGAACGACTTTTGGCCCTTGCCCCCGGACTACCCAGAGCTGACCACTGAAGGGATGCGACAGGCAAGGGTCAATGCTGTATCCCTTCAAGGTCGGCCCGATCTGGAAGTTGCATCGTGGAGCTTCTTCAAAACCTACTATCTACTACCAACACCCAAGGGAATGTTTTATAAGCACGGGACGGTGCGAAGTCCGGACATGCACTATAAGTGGATTTATCATTGGGAAGCGAACCAACTGTCGGTGACTGCGGCCCCAAGATCATCCGCGAAGTCTACTTTGGTGAAGGAAAATATCCTTAGAAAGGTTGTCTCTCGGCCCTACTGGGAGTCCATTCTGTTTCTGGCTAAGCAGGAGTTCATCTCCCTTACCTTTGATGACTTTATGGTCCAGATTGAAAGCAATGAAAGGATCGTAGAGGATTTTGGGAAACTGAAGCCTGGCCGGAACGAAGGACTGTGGAATCACAGCCAGCTCAAGTTACGCAATGGGGCGATGGTGACTGGAATGCCAATAATGGGGGCTGTACTTGGTAAGCGTCCCCACGAGATTTACTTCGATGATTGTGAGAAGGACGACAGCCTAGTGTTGTCTCCCGCCGAGACCATTAAAGGATTCAAAACCTTCTTCTTTAATGCCATCTACCCCATGGCCGACTCCTTTGATGTTCACATCCGTCTCATAGGCACCCTCCTTTCCCGGCGTACCTTCCTCTTTTGGTGTCACGATACGAAGGACCCCCGGATGAAGGACTGGAAGAAGATATTCCATGCGGTTACATTCACCGACAAGGGGGGACAAGTAACTGATGAGTGGCCCGAGAAGATGGGCCATGAGTGGCAAGTCACTCAGAAGCGTCGGATGGGACCGGCTGCCTTTGCGGCCCAGTATGAGAACAACCCTGTGACGGAGTCCGAGCGTATTCTTCGCATTCATCCTGAACTCAACACCTACTGGGTGGAGGATAAGGATGGGGCCTTTGCAGAAGACCCTCTCAACTCACAAGCGAAGATGGTCTCCCACCAACTCTCTGGATGGGACAATACGCTGGAGGAACCGGTCCCACTTCCTATTCCCCTTGCCCGACCGTTTGGGGAGGCCGTTGCCGGGATGAGGCGGTTTATCACGATTGACTGGGCAAAGACAGTTTCAGAAGAGTCGGACTTCTCATGTATTCACGTAATGGGCATTGAGAACTCCCGCGAGTATCGAGATACTTTGTGGTCCCTAGACCTCTGGCTGGACAAGAAGCCAGCAGAGGAGATAGTCCGTCGGGCATACCTCCTGGCTTTGAAGTGGCAGGTGCCCTTGGTAGCAGTGGAGGCATACCCAGTACAAATGGAGTTTGCAAATCGGTTGCAGCATGATCTACCTGCAATGTATGGAGAGGGACAAGTACCGTGCCGAGTATTGCCAGTCAAGTTCCCAACGGCATATACGAAGTCCGATAAGATTGCAGGACTCCACTGGCGGTTCAAACAATACCGTGTGAAACTACCACTCGACCGATCCCAAGAGATGCCTTACAGCGAATTGTGGCACGAGATTGAAAACTTTACTGAGGATTTCGCTTTGATTCGGCATGACGATGCCGTCGATACTCTGGCCATGGTAAATGCGAAGGGGCTATATGGACACTCGGCTCCGAATGCTCCGGATACACATCTGGCAAGGAGTCCTATCCAGATGTTGAAGGACGGGGACTACCACTATGAGTCAGGCATCGGTGTGATGTCGGGGATCAATGCTAGGGACATTCCAAACGACGTATTGGAAGAGATGTTCCAACGTCGATGGGAGGAGATACAATCGGATGAGTACGAACCAGAACCAACGTGGATCAACTATCAATAGGAGGAGATGAAGTAATGCCATACATAGAAGCTGGGAGAAGAAAACAGTTTGATTCTATTGTTGATAAACTTGCACAGGCAATGCCGGTTGGCTTTGATCCGGGGGATTTGAATTATTGCATCTCTCGGCTACTGTGGTCTTTGTGGGAGAAGCACAGCCGTTATTACACTGGAAATGATCTAATAGGGGTGCTGGAGTGTGTCAAGCAGGAGTTCTACCGGTGTAAGATGGTACCCCACGAAGAGATCAAGAAGTGTCTCAACGGTGACATTATAGAGGTGGGAGAAGTATGAGCAGGATGAAAGACTTGGACATGCGATTGACGGAGTTGTACCACTGGCATGAGCAGCACGAAAAGAACTTCTTTACTTTGCAGGAGGGGATTGCTTCGGCTGCTTGTCGTATGGACCAGTTGCTTCACCTTATGCAGGAAATGGTGGGACTGGAGGGTAGGATTGAGAGGATGGAGGCAGAGATTGGAAAGAAGCTGGATCGGATGGAAGCCTCACAGGTGGACTCCAGTAAGTTAGTGGACCGACTGATTGAGATGTCTATGGTCCAGCAGGGTAGTGCGACGGAGGCCGTGACTCACCGGGCACAGTCCCGGTTGGAGAATGACTTCTCCAGTCAACAGTCGTGGGTGGAAGATGAGGAGGAGGGAGATGTTTGGCCGCCCAAGAATTCTGATGTAATGGAAAGCAAAGGATAATGAGACTCGAACTTCCTACGCGAGAAGATGAATTGGTTGATGCACTAGAGCGTGAACTCCAACCAGGAGAGACAGAGTGCAATGTTCACTTGGTAAGTTGGAAGTTAATAGATGCTTACCTGGCTGGGGTGCGTAAGTTCCGGGTTATGGACAGGTGGTCTGGTCATGTGTCTATTGCGTGGGAGAACTCCAAGGGTGAACTGGACTTCCGGTTTGAGGAGGTGGTGCGGCAGTACCTGATTGAGTGTGGCCGCTTTATGAAGATGGACATCACCCCGGTCGCCGCGAAGAAGGGGGAGTCTTTGGATTCCCTGCGGAAGGCGTCCATTGCCAATGCTGCCCTAGCATCTCTATCCAACAAGATGCCGCGTGACAAGTTCAAGCGGAAGGTCATCATTCCCTTCCTTAAGTATGGGACCGTGGGTATTAGTCACTATGAGACTGGTGACCCTGACATGCCTGACATCATAGAGGTGGTCCCAGCACGGCAGCTAAGGGGCTTCCCGGCTTACGTAGATGGTGTTGACAACCTGATGGGGATAGCCCGGGTACGGTGGGTACCAATGGAGTGGTTAGCCTCAAAGATGAAGGCCGTCTTTGACTACAAGGTTAAGGAGGACCCATGGACACGACTACGAGCTACTGATGTACCATGGGGGACTACACCCCCGGGCCAGCAGAGCTACGATCAGGTCTCGTCTCCTGGATACACTACGGGCGGAACCGCGTCAGTACGGCGAGAGGACCTACTGATTACACAGTATGACGACAGTAAGAGTCGGGCCAAGAAAGATGGTCGGGCCTATGTCAAACTAGAGGAGGTATATATCTATGATGACTCCCAAGAGTTCGTTGCTAGGTACATCGTCAAAGCAGGCGATGTCATCATGGTGGATGAGAACTTCGAGAAGAAGGGCGTTAAAGTGGTATGCCCACTGCATGTTGCCCGTCATACCGATATTGGACGCATGTTTGCCAGAGGCTTTGTACATCCTCTTATACCTTTCAACGATCAGGTAGAGAAGATGTTTGCCTCCCTGTTCAAGAACATCAGGGAGCTGGACACATTCGGTACACTGTTCATTCCAGGTGCTTCGGGCATCGACCTCAAGAGGTGGAGGACTGGTATCAGGCCCAAGGTCGAGAAGTTTGACCCTGACCCGTTGAACCCCGGTGGACAACCATTTACACTAGGACCACACAACAGTGGGACTATGCCCGCTAAGATTGCGGACATTGCTATCCAACAGATGCAGCGTCTCGCTAACCAGGGGCCATACTATCAAGGAGAGACAAGTGGACGAATTGACTCAGCAGCGGGACTTGGTTTCCTTTTCAATACGGGGAACATTGCCTTGGGTTTGCCGACTCATGGCATGGCTGATGCCCTTGCTGGAGCGTATTCCAGGATGCTCCAAGTCGCAAAAGACCGGCTTGGACCAGGGGATACGATTGAGCTGGCCACGATTGACGACGCTGTGGCTGGAGTTATTATTGACCCGACAACAGGACTCATGGAATTGTCCAATAACCCTCTACCTAATCCTTGGGAAGTTGAAATCAACATCAAGGACCGAGTCCCCCGTGACCGGAATGTCAGGAAGGAAGAACTAAAAGAACTCTATGGAATGCAACTTGTAGACCCGACTAGGTTCTGGATCACAGCGTTGGAGGAGAACCTGGACTTCCCGGGTGCCAACAAAGAGATTTGGGAGACCTGGCGTAAGGTCACCTGGCAGATCATCGTACTGTTCCGTGATGGTAAGACTCCGGGTCCACGTGTGACTGGGGAGCATACCCAGAATGCTGAAATACAGTTGATGGCCGTCCAACAGTTTATGAATAAAATCGAATTCGCCCTGTCCGAAGTGCCGGTGCGAGAAGCATTTGAGCAGTGGAAGATAGAGTTGGAGATACTCAGTGGACAGAACTTCCCGGTCGGGATGGCCCCACCGGAGGACATTGCCGCACAGGCCATGGGGGCCATGAAGCGGGGAGAGATACCAGGAGCCGGAATTCCAGCCGGACAGGCACCCGGAGTGATGCCACAATAGGAGGTAACATGAGGAAGTGGTGGAGAAGAATATGTGGTTGGTTCCGAAAGCCAAAACACATAGTTGAGGTGTGCGAGCGGGATCATGTGAAGGATCACGTGTGTTGGGATGACTTATGGGAGGAGTGTGGGGAGGCTCGGCTACCGGGTAATAGGTGTTGGTACTGTAACAAGTGTGGAAGTTCATGGTGTACACCTAACTTCCACAAGTCCTGGTCAGTATTAGACCTGGAGAGACGTGATCGAGGGGAGCATATTTGGGCGGAGTACATGTGGCCAGAAGAGGAACTGATCTTCTATCGTCCAACGCCAAAATTTATCTTAGACATACTCAAGAGAAGAAAGGAAAAGAGAGATGCCGAATCCCAATTCAGCAGGAACAGTACCGGTAGGGCAGGTTAGCCAGTATCCGATGCAGCAAGACGCAACAGACGATACGCCAGTGGTGAACATTCCGCCATCAGCAGTACCACCGGGGATGGCCACTGCCCCACACCCGTATGAGCAGCAGCTCACCAAGATCGTGGTGGATGGGAATGAGCAGATGGTGGACCACGCGAAGTTGGTGGAGTTGGCCCAGAAGGGGGTCTCCTCTGGCAGTCGGTTCCAAGAGGCCGCAGCCAAGTCAAAAGAGGCTGAGGAGGCCATCAAGTTCAAGGCGGACATGGACCTCCTGGGAGAAACCGGGGACGTTAGTGCCTTCCGTCGGGCAGGCTCTGCGATGGGACTCTCTGATGAGGAGATCGAGGATGCGGCCCGCATGGTCTATGAGCAGACAGGAGAGCCCCCATCTTCTCCCAGCGAACCAGTGTTGGATGAGAACACCACATATCAGCAACAGCAACAGGTGCAGCAGGGAGGGAAGGTGACAGTGGGTCAGAAGCTGGCTATGCTTGAAGCGGAACTGATGAAGACTAAAGCACAACTTGATAATAGGACCACAGGGTTTGGGGACCTGAGTAAGGGTCTACAAACAGCCATTGTGGACGTGGAACAGGCCAGGGTTGATAAAATTATTCAGAAAGCACTTGACTTGGACCAAGTTACAGCCTATTATTATAATAGCTACGGAGAGAAAGGCCAGAAGGCCATTCGTAGCATGATCGACGAGAAGGTCAGAGGGCGACTTGACGCTTCTGATGGCGAGTTTGGTGATGGAGCCCAAATACTTCGAGAGGTAATACCTGAAGTGAGGACTACCCTTGAAGCTCTTGGTACTCCGAACCGGACTACCCCCCAAGTGGGACTAGGTCCTGCACCTGGTAGCCAAGGAGCCGACATCTACCCGACGAAAATGCCGGACCACGTATCTTCTACCGAGGCTGGGTTTGAGGAGCACGTTGCACAAGTGCTCCAACACAACCAGTTTGCGGCGAATCAGGGTGGTCAGTCGTAGGGCAGGGTGTTGGTTTTGGTTCCAACCCCCCCGTGAATCACTAGAGAGGAGGACAATCAGGAGAATGATTTGTGGCTTCGATTAGTGATAGTGTACAGCTTACTCTAGAACAGAAGATCACGCCCACTATCTTTGAGTCCCTGTGGGCCTTGGACCCTATCTACCCGATGATTGCCAGGTCCAGCACTGATGTAGTGCGGAACCGTGGTATTGGTCGTGGGTGGAACGTCCTCAAGACGTGGGTCGCTGGACTTGCGGGTGGGGCGAAGTTTACGTCCCCGGTCGGCGGAAATGTCGTATCGGGTACCAATAACTTCACTATGTATGATACCCCTCAGTCCTTCCAGGCGGTAGACGAGGTGTCGTCTCCAGCCTTCATCCAGACCACTATCCAGCTTGTGGAGCACCGTGGTAACTTCTACCTTCCTCACCAGATTCTGAGGGCCGACCGTCTGACCGCCAGCATTGGTTCGGTGGTTGCCCAGAACCTCAAGGGTGTGGGGGACCTCCTGGCCCAGCAAGAGGCAGCGGTCTTCTACAGTACGGATACGACCAACTTTGCCCTGGCTGATGTTGGGGATGCGAGTTCAAACGTCTCCAACAAGAGTGGGGACACGGCGGCTATTGAAGTTGACCTGTCGGGTACCGATGCAAGTGGTCGGGTTCATAGGTTCCGAGCTGGGATGCTCGTGGACCTGTATGACTCGACTGGTGCAACTAAGAGAAACACCAACTTCTATGTGGCAGTTGACAATGTGGACCCCTTGACCGATACCATTACGCTGAGACGTGTGGACGGTGGGAGTCTTCAGACGACTACGGTTCTGGGTGGGGGTATTACCTACGCGACTGGTGGTGATAATGACATTATCGTCATCAAGGACTCGGTAGGTGTTGCTCCAAACTCACTGGAGTCGTGGATCGCTGTGGCGGGTGATGACTTCTTTGGGATTACAATCAACGACCACTCGCAGTTCAAGAGCTACGTGCCATCTGCTATCAATGCGGCCCTAACGGAGAGTACCCTGAACAGGCACTTTGCCAAGTTCTATGAGGCGTTCCCAGGTAAGAAGCTGGATGCTGCGATCACCACGTCGGGTGTGCTTATTGGGTTCATTGACAACCTGGACACCTACAACGCGGCGGTTGCCGATCAGCCGGGTCGTTTCCGGTATGACCGTAATGGTCGAGCCCTGGAAGTGGAAGCTGGATGGGATTCCTTCCGGTACAGGTTCGCCTCCAGGCCGTGTGAAATCTATACCTCCACGTACTGCAACAGTGGGACCTTCTACGCGGGCAAGTTCAAGAACGGCGGGATCACCCGGTACGTTCCCCCGAGCATCCCGGGTGCTAAGGTGGACTCACGGTTCGGTACGGAAGTCGAGTTCATTGCTCCAATCGGTGGGTCTGGTGGATACCAGGGCATCTTTAAGCACGCCCATGGTGGGTCCGGTGCCACGACCGACTTCCTGGAGGCTCCGTTCGTCAGGCAGTGGAACTGTATTCCGACGCAGCCTAACTTTATGAAGCTCGGGACCATTACCGAGGTCCTTGGGTAAGTTAACAATACTCCTCCTCCAGTGTAGGTGGTCTGACCGGCTAATAACTGGGAGGGCCACCTACACCTATTTTTGGGGGAGACGGAGGGGAAATATGAGTTTGACCGTTCTCAATCCACGTATCCACATGGTTAAGGATACGGGTGCAGCAAGGTTCTTCAGACGCCGACTCAACGAGGCAGACGTTTTGACCTTTTGGAACTCAGTGACGGGACAGTGGATACTCGCGTTCTGGGTTCATAAGGGCAAGCGTATTGTGGAAGAGGTAGAGGACCTGGGTCCCAACTGTGAGGCCGTTACCCCCACCTTTGTGGACATGATCGTCCAGTCTTATGGACCGGTCAACTTTGCCAGTAAGAAGAAGAGGATCATCTCCAGGAATCTGGCCAATATTCGGAAGCAGAACGATGAGGTCATGGAGGACCAGGAGAGGTGGAAGTGGTTGAAGAAGAGGACAAAAGACGTGGCTCCGCTGCCCTACATGATTGATGTCTGTCCATCGAAAAGAGGATACTAGATGCCTGAGTTGAAGAAGGGGTCAGCCAACGTCACCCGCTACGTGGAGATAGTGGACTCCACTGCTTTCACCCCAGAGACCGGTGTCACCGTTACGAACCTGGACCTCCAGTACACACGGTATGGGGCTGCTCCAGTTGCAAAAGTAGACGTTACGGCCCTCGGGTCCACCAGTGCCTCTCATGCCGACAACAAGATGATTGAGGTTAACTCCACATCTTCTCCCGGTCTCTATCGTGTGGACTGGCCCGACGCCGCATTCGTCACAGGAGTTGAGGGGGTAACCCTGGTTGTCTCCGGGTCCGGGTTCAAGCCTGCCGTGGAGTACATCTCGTTGGTGGACAACGTGGTGGCTGACGCCCTCGATGGCAGCGGTCGTGTGGACGTGGGGTCCTGGTTGGGTACAGCGGTTACCACATCGGCCTCTACCAGTAAGCCGGAGGTGGATGCAGACTCTATGGGCGATGTCAAGGGATCAGGCT